GGTTCTCCGGCTATGAACCAATACTTGGCTCAATATGGGATAGGCCCGGTAGCGGCACATACGGGTGGCTTCATTCATCAGCATCCTCTGCCTGGAGAGCGTATACTTAGGTAATGAGGCACCGAGGAGAAACTGACTGATGGCTATAGGTTATGGCGGCGCTGCTGGTCAAACAGGAGGCCCAGCCGCTTTTAGTGGACCTGGATTCAGTGGTTTCGGCTATGGACGCGGCGGTGTTGGTCCGGGTCCCGGTCCAGGGGTATCCATGGGAGGGGTCTCAACAAATGTAACCTCTCCTACTGTGGTTTCTAGTCGCACCATGGCTGCTATGCAAGCAGCAGCTAAGGCAAAAGGTGGACCGGGTGATGCCCTTGGACAGTTTTTAGGTTTTTTAGCGTTAAATATGCCGGGAATACCAGGTATTTCAACAATGGCAACGATTGGAAAATTAGCAAATGCTGTAAATGCAAGTTTATATGGCGGGGAAGCCTATAGTCCGGTAGCGCATTTAGCCCAATTTGCCCCAGCAACAGCCAAGTCTGTATCTTCTGCCCTTAGTAGTCTTGGAGTGCCTTCCACACATTCACTTACATCCGGCATAGCCTCTTTGGTTGGAAATGGTTCAGGAGAGAGTGGCGCAACTTCAGCTTCCCCCACTACTGGTTGGTACAGTGGTCCGGGTTCTGCCCTTGCACCGGGGTCTCCTGGACAGATAACCAACCCTCAACCTGGAGAGCTTTTGTTAGGGTAGCTATGATTAAGCGTGTTCAGGTAAAGGGAGAGACGTGGTATCGTCTGGTTAGCCGGACGGGGAAAAATTTAGGGACGTACCGCACTCGTGAAGAGGCGGAAGAGCGCGAGCGTCAGGTAATGTTCTTTAAGAACCAGAAAAAGACGAGGAAAGCGTAATGGCCGAGCCTTGGGAAATATTTGCAGCAGAAACACGAGCTGAAATGGAAGATTTATCTGATTCTGCTTTAGCCTCTTATTTAGCACATGCTGATGTAATGAGAAATATGAGTGTTCAAGTTCCAGAGCATTTTAAGACTAGAACAGATGTCAAAGTTCCCTATGCAGAAGCAGAATATCAAAAAAGAAAAGAAAGAGGTAATACAAATCTTCGTGATCTTTATTATAATGCGGGAAAAGATTTACTTGATAAAGGACGAACTGTAGAACAACCTTACATACGTGATGTTCCGTCTGGCGAACGGGGGATTGATACAGCACATAGACGTTTTTTACAAAGTTTTGGCCCACCAATGCCTCGTTCTTTTGTAGAATCGGTGGAAGATGCTTTTCCCCCCTATGGAGAAAATGAACAAAACTATGCTTATGGAGGACCCGTTATGCCCGGACTAGGATTTAGACCTTTAGGATATGATCTAGGTGGTACCGTACAGTCTGTAGAACACGCCGAAAGAATTATTCAACAGTTAGGTCGAAGTGTGGGATGGGGGGAGAAAGAGGTACAATATATAATGTTGCAAGGCTCTCCTGAAGACAAAATTGCTGCGGCTGAGAGCATTCTTCGAGCGACACCTCTCTCAGAACTTCAAGAAGCCGGACCTTATACCACACCACAAAGGGATACTTTTGGTGCTGGCACTGACGTAGGGGCTATTACCGGAGGTAATCTAGGAGACATTACTACCGATATGGAAACCATTAGAGGATTTCCACTCTCCATCCCTCAACCTGAAAACCCTATCGAAGGGACAGGTGGTGCTGTAATTGAATCCTTCAGTAGGGGGCAGGGCATGGGTTTTGAGTACCTACCCCCAGAGGGTTTTGAAGGAGGGGTCTACAGAAGCCCAAATCTTCCAGCTCCGACCCGTTACGCTCCTACACCTCAAGAGGAAGCGGTGGGTATGACAAGTTTCCGGCCAGAGGGTTCTACTCTGGAAGAAATGGGTGAAATGTTTGATTTTTACCAGGATGGCGGACACGTCCAGCAAAAGTACGCCTATGGTGGTCAGGTCCCTCATGGCACGGTAGCCGGGGAGCTTGGACGCCGTGGAGACATGAGTGTTCGTGAAGAAGGCGAAACGATGGCAGAGTTGTCAAAGCGGCACCGGGAGCGGGACTGGTACAGCAAAGATAAGATGGGCGGTGGCCTTGGAAGTCTTGGACCGCTCCGTAGAGATAGAAGGAGAGCATAACCATGTCTACAGTAAAAAAGACGGCTAAATGGATTCAGGGACAGGCCGAACAACTTCACGATGTTCTAAGTGGTGATTTTGATAAGCGCATGGGTTCTACAGTAAGCCAAATAAAGAAACGACTTGAAAAGGGTGAGACTCCTGCTCAAATTAAACGATCCATACTTAAAGGAAATCCCTTTAATCCTAACGTGCTTATTAAAGGTGGAAAGCGTAACGTAATTCTTAAAAACCGTGGTAAATCCCCACCTAAAACAAAGGGTACGTGAGCATGGCACCTCCCAGTTTACCACGCAGCAATTTTGGAACCGCTTCTCTTCTCGAACGGAAAAACGCGCTTCCTCCTGTCGATGTAGGGGAGGGTGCGGCTGCGGAAGTTGCCGTTGAGGAAGAGGCCATTATAGAAGGCCCCGGTCTTAACATTGAACTGGAAGAGGACGGCGGCGTAGTCGTTGATTTTGACCCTCGTGTGGAACGCGAAGGTACCGGCGATTTCCACGAGAACCTTGCGGAAGTGCTGTCCGATCAGGAAATGTCGAAGATCGCGTCGGAATTGATAGACGAGTACGAAACCAACAAGAATGGCCGAAAGGATTGGGAGGAAGCTTATAGCACGGGACTGGAATTGCTTGGCTTTAAATATGAAGACCGGAGCGAGCCATTTCGTGGAGCCACTGGTGTAACCCATCCGCTGCTCGCGGAAGCGGTCACCCAGTTTCAGGCACAGGCTTTCAATGAACTGCTTCCTGCCGGTGGTCCGGTACGGACGGAGATCATCGGAAAAGTTACGCCAGAGGTGGAGGACCAAGCAGAGCGCGTCCGCCACTTTATGAATTATCAAATCAGTTGCGTAATGAAAGAGTACACGCCTGAATTTGACCAGATGCTTTTCTATTTACCGCTCGCCGGTTCCACTTTCAAAAAGGTGTACTACGACGAGTCCCTTTGCCGTGCAGTCAGCAAGTTCGTTCCAGCAGAGCAGCTCATTGTACCGTATACGGCTACTGATCTGGAAACTGCGGAAAACGTAACCCACGCCATACAAATTACCGAGAACGAGCTGCGGAAGAAACAGGTAGCGGGTTTCTATTTGGATATTGAAGTAAGCGCGACTCAGGCGGATCCATCCGATGTACAGGAAGAGATGGACAAGATAAGTGGAATTTCCGCTACTTATCTGGATACTGACATTACCTTACTGGAATGCCACGTCCATTTAGATCTCCCAGGCTTTGAGGACACAGGTGCCAGTGGAGAACCCACAGGAATTAAGCTTCCGTATATTGTTACGATCTCGGAGAACAACGGCAAAATCCTGAGCATTAAACGCAACTGGCTTCAGGACGATCCTGACAGAAGGAAGCGTCAGTATTTCGTTCACTTCAAGTTTTTACCTGGTTTTGGTTTTTACGGTCTTGGTCTCATCCATATGATTGGTGGACTGAGTCGAACGGCGACAGCGGCTCTCCGTCAGCTCATAGACGCCGGAACCTTGTCCAACCTCCCTGCGGGGTTCAAGGCGCGGGGCCTCCGTATAAGGAACGACGACGAGCCGCTGTCTCCGGGAGAATTTAGGGACGTGGATGCACCGGGCGGTGCAATTCGGGATGCGTTGATGCTGCTTCCTTACAAAGGTGCAGATGCAACATTATTCCAGTTAATGGGTTTTTGTGTGGAAGCGGGTCAAAGGTTTGCTGCCGTCTCCAATCTTCAAGTAGGAGACGGCAACCAACAGGCAGCAGTCGGTACGACAATTGCACTTCTTGAACAGGGTGCAAAAGTCATGTCGGCTATTCACAAAAGAATGCACTACGCACAGAAGGAAGAGTTCTATCTTCTGTCTTATGTTTTTGCTGATTATCTTCCACCTGAGTATCCCTACAATGTAGTAGGTGCAGAACGTACCATTAAAGCGGAGGA